AGGCATGATCTATGCGGTCGGAACCTCGACCATCACCGGGGATCTGGACGCCACACAACGCACCAACGTCTTTGGCGTAACCACGTTCATTGGCGAGCTCATTGCCGGTGGCGGTGTTTCGTTCACCTTTGGCATCAGTACCTTCTCTGCTTCCCTTGCTGCCATTGGTACGAATCTCGGATCAGGATTTGAGGAAGCAAGCTCCGGCCTGTCGATAGGCTCGGCGCAACACCGATTTTATGAAGTAACCCCTCGCCCTGTCATGCAGGGTGCTTTGCTAGTTACGGCCATAACAACGGCCAGCGGCACAATTACGGTCACTGGTGACCTAGCGGCTGACGGCAAGCAGCTCGCGCAGGGAACATCCACTTTCATTGGCAATCTTGTTTGTGCCGGCATAAGCCTTGGCCTTGGCGTTGGTACGTCGACCATTACCGGCGACCTTGTTTCACGTGGAACAACGAACGCCAGTGGCACGATCACGGCTCTCGGCCAAGGACTTTCCGAGGGTACGCACCTAGCGGCTGGCACGATCACCATTACCGGCGACCTCGATGCTGACGGTAAGAACCAGGCGGCAGGAACAATAACCGCCACTGGCGATCTGGCCGCTGACGGTAAGAATCTAGCGCAAGGCACCTCAACAATCACTGGCGATCTGGCCGCTGACGGTAAGAATCTAGCGCAGGGTACGTCGACCTTCATTGGCGATCTTGCGGCAATCGGAACCGATCTTACCTCGCTCACCGAGTACGGCATTGGCACGATCACATTCAGTGGTGATCTGGTCGCAGATGGAACCAGCCGAGCCTTTGGCACCAGCACCATTGCTGGCGATCTTACAGCAGACGGTATATCGCGCGCCAGCGGAACAATTACTGTTTCCGGCGACCTTGTTTCACGTGGAACAACCAATGCAAGCGGCACAATTACAGCACTCGGACAGGGGCTATCAGAGGGAACTCACCTTGCCGCCGGGACCATCACAATTACCGGCGATCTGGTTGCTGCAGGAACCATTACAGTTACAAACGCCAGCGGCACGATAACAATAACGGGCGAAGGCGCTGCGAGTGGAACCCAATTGGCCGGGGGTGTTTCGACATTCTCCGGTCAATTGGTCGCGGTTGGTACAGACATATCGGCCGCAGGCGTAGTACCGCCCGGTCAATCGATCTTCCAGTCGACCATTCCACTGCCAAGAAATCAGTCAGTCATACCCACTGGCATACAGGCTCTACCGGGGCAACCGCCGGCCAAGGGCATTATTCGTGTCATTGGCTCACTAAGAGCGCAAACCGGCAACGTACAGGTTTCAGGAACTATTACGGTTGTTGGTTCTTTAAGTGCTGCTCCACCTGTTGATCTGTTCAATATAGCCAGCGTCACGCTATTTACTGATGAAGTTCCGATACCGCCCTCGTTTGTCTTTTTGCACAGTGGTCCACCGCTATCAAGGGTTGCTGCTGGCTCTATAGTTGTTAGCGGCGATCTGTCGGTTGCCGATGATATTACGCAATTTGCCTTTGCAACGATCACGGTCATTGGCGATGTTGCTACTGCGAGTGAAGGTGTTGTCAATGCGGCGGGTACGATCACTGCGACTGGCGACCTGGCGGCGCTTGGCGTCAAGACCATTGTCAGTGTTACCGCCACGATTACGGTATTTGGCACTGCGGATTCACGAGCTGGATTGATTCAAGAAACTGCAACGGTTGGGGTTAAGGGCCAACTATCTGCTTTGGGTACGGCGCTAACGCCGACCACGCTTGTAAGTGGCACGATCACGGCGACTGGAAGACTTGAAGCAATCCCCATTAAGTTCTGCCCGATTAGTGTTGCAGGCACAATTAGTGTTAGCGGCTCACTGGTAGCACTTGAAGAACCGACTGACGATATTGTTACGGTTAGCGGCTCGGTTCGTGTTGTCGGCAGATTGCGGGCAAGTCTGTATCACTACGCGGCAGGTGGTAACAAGTTAGCGCAGGGTACGATCACAGTTGCCGGTAGCTTCGACGCTTACATGCGCAAGGTAACGTGCATCACGCCAACGGCTACCATTTTAATGTCTGGTGCAACACTGTCGGCTGGATTTACGGACTCTAATCTGTTCCTCAAGTTCGCCACCATGACAATTACCGGAACGCTAACTGTAAGCGCGATCTATGCGAAAGCATCGCAGTTGAACATTCCTGGTGAGCTCACGGCGCTTGGTCGTAACCTGCCATTTGGTCATTTGGCGATCCTCTCTGATGAGGCGGCATTGTCGACATTTGGGCAGATCGGGCCGGGAACGATTGACGGTCAGAAGAAGGCAATCATTTTTCAGGATTATGGATCACTTGAACTTTACAACAATAGTCAGGGTGGGTTCTATTCCATTGGCAATGAACAGCAATTGAAGGAGGCTTTCACTCTAATCAACTACGCTGCTGATCTTCGCGCCAAGGGCTCAAGGGATCAAACCCTGTACGGTCGCGGAGCAATGACCTTCAGCAGTAATGTTGCCGCAATCGGCAATCATACTTCTGTCAGTGCCAGTATTGGTATTAGCGTTGCGGTAAGTGCGACGGAAGGTGCTACTAATGCGTTTGGCACGTCAACCTTCATTGGCGATCTTGCTGTTATTGGTTCACATGAATTCGCGCCTACTTACAACGGTGCGCAATCACCAACGCTTGTGGCCTTTACAGAATCAAATTGGGAATACTTCGATTTCGGCCCTGGTAGTAGTGATGCAGAGGGCGAACATGATATTTATTTTATGTCCACAACGCCGACACTTCCTGTGCCAATTCCATATGTTCCCAATGGTGAGATATGGACAGTTGGTGATGTCAATGGCGGCGATATTGATAATGGATCAAGCGCGTGGCCATTGACAAATATCTTCTCGCTAATGCAGAACCCAGACACAGTTAAGATAAGGCTCGTTTCTGCCGTTTACTCAGATTCTGATCATGCTACCCATCCGTCAACCGTAATAAAGATTGGAACCTTCACCGACAATGTTGAATTTGCTCCGGTTGACGATGTTCACTATGGGTATCGAGCCCTTACTAATGTTAGCGCGCACTCTGGCGGACCAGTACAAAACTCCGGACAGATAATACCGATTGTCGAATTTACTTTTAAGAAAGCCGGTTACACTGACTTGGTTGTTACCTATAAGGTTGAATCGAGTTCATCTGCCCAAGCCGAAGAAAGCAACGAGGAGCCAGAAGAATGAAATGCTTGATCCTTTTGTTCCTTTTAACTGGCTGCGCCAGTAATGACGAATATCGCGTCAATGCGTTTTCGCCAAAGAAGGGGCCGGACTGTCCGGGTGATGCCTATCCTGTTTGTGAGATTGGTGTTGGTCGGACTATTTGTAGTTGCACCGAACCATTAGAAAGGGCAGACTTTGACGATGCGGGCTGGAATCCGAACTGATTTATGGGGCTGTGTCGATATCCGAGCAGATGTTGACTGGATGAAGAAATACAAGGTCGGCGGTATTGTTATCTGGCCGCGGATCATGTTCGGTGCGCCGCACCACGAAGTACCAAAATGGTTGTTTCGGCATGAGCTTGAACACGCATACCAGATTCTTCGCGAAGGCGCATTTCTTTTCTATCTGAAGTACTTTTATTACTCTTTGCGCTATGGGTATAGAAATAATCCATTTGAGGTTGAAGCGCGAAATTGTCAGCACCAAGAACTCACAATGACTGAGGAAGAATTACTATGGAAATTAAGAGGCGGTTAGGCAAGATTCAAAAGGCTCTGAGCCCACAGATCGAAGCGATGAATGTCGCATCTGAAATGGAACAAATGTGTTCCCGGTTTGAGGAGCTTGTGAGATATGCACAAGAAAAGATCGATAGGACAGAACAGCGCGGGGAAAGTTTGGCCGCGCAGCAAGATCGTGATAGGCGCGAAGCCGATCGGAAAGTAACAGATCAGCAAGACGCCGAAGCAGAGGAAAATCTGAGAGACCAGCAGGAAGCAGCCGATGCCAGGGCAGAACCTTCACAAGCTGAGTAAGGGTGAACTCGATCAGCTTCGAGGAATCGTGAGAAAGGTCTATGCGCGGGAACAAGGGTTGAGCGAGGCACGGTGCAAACATTTTTACACTGATCGCGAGTGTGACAAGCTGATCGATTCGCTCTTGCCGGCCACGGTTGAAAAGCTCAAAGAGATGGGCGAGAGCAGAGGATTTCTTACCAAGAAGCGATTTTTCTTACCATCGAAAATCGTCAGCCAGAATGGTAAAGCAATTCTTCGTGAGGATCGGTGACAGATTTCAAATACAAGCCTGATGGAGCAGTCCTGAAGGCGTACATGAAAGACGACAATTTCTGGCGTGGCATACGGGGGCCGGTTGGATCAGGGAAGTCGGTAGGTTCTGCTGTTGAGTGTTTTAGAAAGGCGTTGGAACAAGCGCCGAATGAAAAGGGTATCCGCAGATCACGATGGGCAGTGGTTCGTAATACCGGCCCCCAACTTAAAACCACAACTATCAAGACCTGGCTCGAGTGGTTTCCCGAAGATACCTATGGCCCCTTCAGATGGGGCGTACCATTCACTCATCACATTATGGTTGGCGATCTTGATGCTGAATTTATTTTTCTTGCTCTGGATGATGAGGCCGACATTCGAAAACTGTTGTCGCTTGAATTAACTGGCGTATGGCTGAACGAAGCACGCGAAATGCCGAAGGCCATTATCGATGCTTGTACCATGCGTGTTGGTCGATTCCCGCCAATGCGCGAAGGTGGTCCTAGCTGGTACGGCGTAATTGCTGATACCAACGCACCCGAAGACGATCATTGGTGGGCGATTATGTCCGGTGATGCGCCACTGCCTGAGTTCATTGGCGAGCAAGAAGCACTGATGCTGCGCAAGCCAGAAGGTTGGAAGTTTTTTAATCAGCCACCTGCGTTACTGGAAACGAAAGACGAAGAAGGTAACGTAACCGGCTATCTGAAAAACCCCAATGCTGAGAATGCAAAGCATCTTACGCCTGAGTATTACAACAAGATCATCACTGGCAAGACAAAGGATTGGATCGACGTTTATGTAATGAACCGCCTTGGCACTGTATCTGAGGGCCGGATTGTCTACCCGAGCTATATGGGCAGCGCAGCGGCCACGGACAGTGGCATATCATTCGTGAAGTCGTACCCGAGGATATGTCATTGCCAGAGTTCGCCCGCGTTATCAAGGCGACACTAGGGGAGTTACTATGTGATGAAAGACAGCAATTCAAAATCTACGGTGATCCGTCTGGATCAATCAGATCAAGTGCGCGGGAAGACAAAAAATCACCCTTTCAAATACTCAAAGCGAACGGTGTTGATGCTTATCCCGCGCCCCTGCCATCCAATGACCCCACGATTCGTATTGAGACTGTTAAATCAGTTCTCGATAGGATGGTTGATGGTCAACCAGGAATGGTCGTCAGTCCGGAGTGCAGTTATCTTATCAAAGGCTTTCGCGCGGGTTATTGCTTCCGGAGAATCAACACGTCTGGTACTCCTCGATACGAAACCAGCCCCGTCAAAAACAAGTATTCTCACCCGCATGACGCGCTGCAATATCTATTTCTGGGCGCAGGAGAGGGCAGAGCATTAACACAGAGTCGCAACAAGAACTCACCGAAGGGCAAGGCCAAAACAAAGTGGCCAGTGTTCGGCAAGAAAAAACGCGCGAAGACTTCCAGGCGCATGAGTATCTAATCTATTTCATTGAGCGTGAAGGTCGCAATTGGTGGGATTGGGTGTTCCGCACTCGCGAGGGGTTCCGGCACTGTTTTGTGATGCAGTGGTGCGAGTGGTCGAATCGCTGGATCATGGTAGATTGGCGGCAGTCGAGGACTGATTTTGTTGTGCTTTTTGACTTTGAGGCAGAAGAAATGGTGCGCCACATTGGGGATATTAAAGGCACCGTAGTAAAATTGACGCCGATCAGCAGACCGGACGATGAGGGGGGCTTGATCACTTATTGCAGCAATATCATCAGTCGCTATCTGGGACTCGGAAACACGGTAATACTGACACCATACGGTTTATATCGTAGACTTCTGAAATCTGGTGGTGAGGTCGTCTTTAGTTGGAGGGACGAATATGAGCAGGAAGTCCAAGCAGACCAAACAGCAGAAGGAACTTGAAACTATCTCGATTGAGCGCGAGCGCCAGCTTCGCGTTGAAAACGCCAGAGAGACAACCAAGACTTTCAGCGATAATCTCGCCTTTCGCCGCAAATTACGCGGTATCTTCTCGTTACTGTCTGGTGGCTTTCAAGGGTTCTCAGGCGGTAATACGCAGCTCGGCACATGAAACTAACTGGCCCGGAACTTCTCAAACGCTTTGCAAAGGCAAAGAGTGGCCGAACCAATTGGGAAGACTTGTGGCAAGATATTTACGATTATGTCTTGCCTTCTCGCGAAGGCTTTTATTCAGCGGTAGAAGGTGAGGAGCGCACCGAAGAAATCTTCGATGAAACCGCGCTGGTGTCACTCGCTGACTTTGTTTCTCGTATCCACCAAGGCGTCATTCCGGCACATCTCATGTGGTTCAGGCTCGAACCGGGACCAGAAATCCAAGATCCTCAAGAGCGCAAAACCTTGCAGGCGCAGCTCGATATCGTCGGGCGCTTCATTTGGGATGCAATTGTCAATTCCAATTTCGTCAACGAAACACAGGAAGTACTGACAGACATTGCTATTGGCTGGTCTACGCTAATTATCGATGATGGGATTGACGGCAAGTTACTTAGCTTCAAATGTGTACCGCAGTGCCAAACCTTCTGGGACGTTGGCGGGCCAAACAAAGAAGTAGATGGTGTCTTTCGTGTACGCGAAAAAATCCGGATTGCTGATATCAAGCTGATCTGGCCGGATGCTGTAATAAGCGCCGCCCTGCAGGGCAAGCTGAAAGGCAATCCCGATGCAGTAACCAATCTGGTTGAAGCCAGTTATCGCGATTGGCAGGACAAACGCACGCCCGTATATCGATATCAGGTAGTAGCTGGCGAGGACAAGTCTCTTGTTCTTGATAGCGAAACTCGCGGCCTTGGCGCGCGGCCTTACGTTACGCCACGCTGGTCGGTTGCCGCCGGCGAAGTCTATGGCCGTGGCCCATTAATCTCGGCCTTGCCAGCCATTCGTACTACCAACCTTGTAACGGAGATGATCCTTGAAAATGCTCAAATGGCTATCTCTGGTCTTTGGCAAGTCGACGACGATGGATCAATCAACGTCGATAACGTGGAGATCATACCGGGCGCGGTGTATGCACGACCACCTGATAGCAGAGGACTCGAAAGAGCAGACAGCCCTGCCAATTTCAATGTCGCAGACATTGTTCTTGCACAACAGCAAGAAAACATCCGTAAAGCATTATTCGCGCAAAACCTTGGACCTCTGGACCAAACGCCGAGAAGCGCAACAGAGATCAATGCTCGAATGCAGGATCTTGCCGAACAAACCGCAGGACCGTCAGGCCGCTTGAAAGTTGAATGGCTGGATAAAATGATTCAGCGTATTGTGTGGCTGTTTACCAAACGCGGCATACTGGAAATGCCGAAGGTAGACGGACGCGAGGTCCGTGTTATTGCTAAATCGCCACTGGCAAGGGCGCAGAAGTTTGAGGAAATTGAACGTCTTCGGGGATTTGCTGGTGACGTTCTGGGCATCTTGGGACCGCAAGCAGGCCAGCTATTCATAGATCAAAATGAACTGGTTGACGAGCTTCAGGCCAAGTGGGAAGTGCCGCAAAAAGTGGTACGGAGTGAGGGCGAACGAGAAAGGATGATGGAAG